CCCAGTCACGATAGACCAGCACCAAGACCTGCTCCGATTGCAGTCCCTAGTCCGGGCATAAGCAATGATAACGCAATTGGAGCAGCTACCTTCAGAATACCGCCCAGAGCGCCGCTCAGTCCGCTTTTATTCCTCTTGGCAATCAGTGGAGCAAGAGCATTGTCAAGTTGGCCTATATCGCTAATCTGCGTTCCGCCCTTATAGCCAATAATCCGGTTAATATCGCCTAATGTGTCAGCAATACCCTTCTGCCCTTCATCTACATCTGTGCCAGACCAAAGGCCCCATTTCTTGCCTAGATAACCTGTTGCGCTAGGAGAGAGCTGGCCAGCGTATGATGTTGGTGTTGCTACATCTGCCATTATTGCACCTCAACTAATCCGATTATGGTTAAACCTACAGAAACAGATGTCCAGCTTGGGACAAAAATCTTGCGCGTTGCAGCGTCAACCATTCCTGCATTGCTGCCCGTATAGCCAGAAACAGCAAAACAGATTCCGTTCTGTGAAAACGGTAATGGGAAATTGTTGATAGCTGTGCTTCCAGCTGTAGACGTCGAGTTACCGCCATTCGGGTTTACATTTATGCGGAAAAACGCCAGATTGGATGTCAGGAGAATATATCTTCCTTCATAAAGCGGTGTTCCATTAACGGCCAGATTTTCGAATATTGGCGTCCAGCTTGTGCCTATATCACCAGAAAAAAGGAAATTGAAAAACAACGCCCAAGGCATTGTTGCTCTGTTGCCTTCGTCAGTCACCGGATGCTGAATTGGAGGTTGCGTGCGATTACTCAAGATAACTCCCCGTGAGTGCTATCTTGACAGGGTCGCTTATGCGAATGCGGAAAGTCATTTGGTAAGCTATCCCAAGACGTCTGAAGATTGCGCGTTTACGGAACTCACCAGCTTTGCCGATTTCGACATTAAACCAGTCAGACCAAGTACGAGCGCCGTCTTTCGATAGCTTCAAGGAAATCAGCGGATTGTAGCCTTGTGCATTTTCATCCTGAACGCCAACGCCAGCCTCAACACCGATTTCAAGCTTACTATAGCGTACATATTTATTCTCGTCACTAAGATGTGTGTAAATTCTCTCGCGCACAATAGCGCTTCCGGCATCGTCCAAATAATCCATATCTAGCACATAAATATTACCATTACGACGATCACAGCAGATATGCTTGTTGAATGCGTACATCAGATCAGCGGCAAGATGCTGCTCGAACTCGCCGGATTCATTAGTGAAAGCACGCTCATGCCATAGCTTAGTAGTTAGATCATAAACAAGCGAAGTCTCAAGACCTCCACCGGTTATAATGTAGAACGTATGCCCTTCGCTCTGATACATATATGCACGCATCAGAGACGGGTATGGGACATGGTTTAGAATAAGCTCAATCGGCTCGGTTGAAATGCGCTGCGGGCTATATCCACGCATCAGCATAACGTTTCCGTTGCCGTATTTATCTTCACTTACCCACAGCACCATTCCATCATTAACGCATACCGTATGCGCGGCCATACATCCATTTGTGCCAATCGCTCCATTAATGCGACTAAACGGAAAAGCCTCTGCGCCAGTGTTTGACCATACCTCGAAGCTGCGCTTGCCGAATAGATAAAGTTGGCCGGTTACGTTAGCAATCTCTACAAGGTTATCTGGATTGCTTTCTGCCGTTGCAAAATCAAGCGCATCCCAGCTTAATCCGTCAAGAATGCCAGAGATATAAAACCGCCCTGAATTGTTCTCAGTGGCAATGAAATATCCGTCAATGCTATCGACATAGCCAACGCTTGCCGGTAAGCCAGTGCCAGTGACTTTCTGGTATAAGTTATTATCGTATGTCAGGATAAAAATGCTTGTTCCGTCGCAAATCGCAAGCTGTAGATCATTCTCAGCAATACTGAGATTTCCGGAAGATTGGTCAACATTACCGCGCAAAACATGCGTTCCGTCCTCAAAAACCTCAAACACTCCAGAACCGCTAACAATAAACGCGCGGCCAGTGCTTGAGCTAAAACACTTCCGGCCCGGCCCATTTCCCAGATTATCAAACAATGTCAGGCCCGGAGTTCCATACAACGCCGCTGTCTCTTTGCCCATTTCATCGAGAACAGGAAACAGGTTTATGGTTCTTTGCGCATCCAGTGGCAAAGACCGCATTTGATACGAAGGCCCTACAAGTCCAATTTTAGCCATCAATAGCCCTGACCTGTGTAAATGTTAAACTGCTCTGATCCAATCGGCTGCGCGTCCATCGTCCTGTTCTTTGCGACAGCCATCTCCAATGTAGCGCGTGCTTGATTGGCAATCAGCTTCAAGTCCTGATTAATCGGTTGACCGTATTCAGGCTGAAGAATTGTCGCCAACTCATAGGTCAGGAAATGAACCCAGCCGGGCGGAAGATCAACGTCTTGGTCAAGCGTGAACTGACCAAGCTCATCCTCAGTTCTCAGATGAATATTCCAGTTACTTGTCGGTACTGGGTAAAGCGTAATCGTTCCAAGCGGATAACCGTTGTCATAAACATAGCGCTGGCTCGGTAATGCCATCAGGCTCTTCAGCGCTGTGTTTTCGTCATATGACGTACCGCGGTACGGATAAAGCGGATAGTCGATATTGCCGATGCGGACATATGCAGAAGCGATCTTCATCGGCCTGACTGTGTTGAAATCTCCGCCAATGCCAATTGTGTAGCTTGCCTTACCGCCAACAAGCGGGAAAATCTTCTCCTGACGTGTGTAAATCATCAGGTTGTCATTGGAATTTATAGATAAAATCTGATTAAGGCTCTCAAGCCCGTCTTGAGCTTCATCAGACGACGGAACTTCCGTTTTTGTCAGGATTCCTGCTTTCTGCATTGCCCTGCGGATTATTGTTCGCGCCGTCGTCATGATGAACCTCTTTTTTATTACTCTGCTTCTGCTTCAGCTTAAGCAATAAGATCACGAATCCGAGCTTCAGACATGCGGCCATCAACATCAAGGCCAAGCTCACGAGCTTTCGCAACAAGATCAGCCTTTGTTACCTTTGGCTCTTCCTTCATCTCAGGCTCAATAACTACAGGCTTAGGCTTGTCTGCTCGCTCCCAGCCAATACCCTCAAGCTGGCTCTGGAAACGCTCAAACGTGAATTTGACTTCGTTTCCACGAACAAACTTTACAACTTCATCAGCCATTTTTTTACCCCTTAAACAGTCGCAGAGAACGGAGTTGAAGCAACGCCGGATGCAACGCCGTGCATAGCGACATTGAACAAACCGGATGCAATATCACGGATTTCAATCCAAGTGCCAGCGCGGCCAGCCGTTGTCGTGCCGTTCATGGTGATGGTATCACTATCAGCAGCAGTACCTACAGAAGCCGAAGTACCACCAGCAGAACCCATAGTAGCCGTTCCACCAAAGATGTCGCTCGAGCTTGCAACCTTGATGATATAGCTATTCGATGTGACAGTAGTCGTAACCGCAAACATATACGTGTTACCGCTACCAGTCGCAGCCGGAAGCGTAACGGTCATGCCGGTTGCAACATTCAGTGCATTAACCACACCACTATCTTCCGAGGTAAGGGTTACGCTTGCAGTTCGCGGCGTAAGATCCAGACGCTCAGAAAAAAGCTGGCTGAAGTTGTTGTTGATTGCAGTCTTTGCGCCAAGATCAAAAGCGCCTTCCTGCGTTACGATTGTCTGTGCCATGTATAAATCTCCTTTAGTTGGAATTAGCGGGGGCTTTTATACCCCCGCCTTTTTCATTACTTCCACAGACGAGTTGCCCATTCAGGACGAACAGCCGTGAAGCCGTACAACACATCAACGCGCATAATCATCTTATCGGTCAACGGGACATAGTCCTGAATAACGCGAATGCTGATGCCGTCCTGACGCTCCTGCGAGGCCATATGGACACCGTCAGGCAGAACCAGCGGAGCAGAGACCAAGCGGAAAGCAGACTTCTGATAGGCCAAGCTGTTGCTGTAGCAAGTCGATGCAGAACCGAAGAACGTCACAGTGCCGCCCGAGCTATTCGGGAAAGCGCTGATATTCTGACGCCCGCCAGTGGTATACATCGCCGGATAGACAGACAGATCAGCGTAACCAGAACCGTCCGCAGTCGCATCAGCAGTCACAACAAACTGTTGCAGGTAGTCATATGCAACCTTAGTGACCGGATGAACCGCATAAACGCCAGCAACCGTAAAGGTAGAACCCTTGGTCACTGTGCCGGTTGTGTTGGTCAGGCCCTGAACGCTGATAGTGGTCGCGCCCTGCAAGCTTACAGTCGT